ATGCCACCTACTAGTAAACTGGATAAGTGGACAGTACGTAGAGGTATAGCACCACGTGACGAAAAGGGAAGGTTCATTCCTAGAAAGTCATTGTTATTCTTAATAGCAAGAGGTATCTATATGAATGGTATGAAACCAACGTTGTTCTTAACCACTCCGTTCAATAGAATGAAAAAGGAACTGCCAGTAACTCTAGCAACAGCATTTACAGCAGATGCGAAGGCAGTATTAACTATAGAAATAAATAAATAAAATGGCAAATGTATTAGTAAGAAGTCCCTATTACGTAACTGCTCAACTAACTGGAGCGTCTGGTGGAACAGCAACTATAGAAATCACAATAAATAGCACTTTAAGATATACGATAACTAAAAACGTAAAGAGTGATAATCGTGTATTGTTTGAAATATCAGAATTGTTACGTGATTACTTAAATCCAGTATTGCCAACTGAAAACGGAGGTTATGGTATTTTCTCACATAGTATAAAATTTACAACTAGTATTCAGTTTAAAAATTCAAGTGGATCAAATATAGGTTCTGCAATTACAGGAAGTGGTATTATGATGGACGGCTATGGATATTTTTCTGAGGGATCAAATCCTAGCACGACACGAGGGTATATGCAAAGTAATGATATTATATATCGTATGAATGATACGGCTGTAAAAATACCTGTAGACATAAACAACACTCAGTATATCACGTTTTTAAATAACAATGAAATAGTTTCCGTTATTAATTATACTGGTAATACAAACTTCGCTTTAAATTATGCTGTAACTGATAACGTACAATATAACAAGGATAGTTTTAGAAACAGAGTATATATAGAAAATGGTGTTATTGAAAATAGTGATTGCCTTTATAAATTCTTAGATGGTAATGAAATATTTGATGTAGATGAGGTAAGGGTAGAAACAACAGACGGACTTAAAATACTGAAAGTCATAACATTAGACGAGTGTAGATATAAACCAGTAAAGATGTTATTCTTTAATAGATGGGGAGCATTACAGGAAGTTTGGTTCTTTAGAAAGTCAGTGGAATCATTAACTGCTAGTAGAGAAGAGTTTAAACGTGCTATAATTTCTACAGCAGGAGTGTATAGTCCTTTAACACACCCTAGAAGTAACTTTAACGTACAAAGTAAACGTAAGATTACTATAAACACAGGATACGTTGACGAGTCTTATAATGATATAATGCAAGAAATACTGCAAAGTGAAAAGGTATGGATAGAACAAGACACAATAATATACCCAGTAATAGTAACAGCAAACAGTTTAACATTTAAGACAAGTGTAAATGATAAGTTAGTAGACTATAGTTTAGACCTAGACTACGCTTATGACGAGATACAAAATATCAGATAGATGCAAGTAATCCAATTATACATAGAAGGTACTAGGGTAGATATGTTCAAAGATGAGAGCGTATCTATTACAGACACTATAAAAAACGTTAAGGACGTAAGTAAGATATTTACAGAGTTTACCAAAACGTTTAGTCTACCTGCTAGTAAAGAAAACAACAAACTGTTTAAACACTTTTACAACTTTGATATAGTTGGAGGATTTGATGCAAGAGTCAGAGTTACTGCTGAAATAGAATTGAATCACATTCCGTATAAGAAAGGATTCATAAAACTAGAAGGAGTAAAACTAAAAAACAACAAGCCGAACATATACAAGGTAACGTTCTTTGGTAATACAGTATCACTTAAAAACAAGTTTGGAGATGACAAGTTACAGGATCTCACTTGGCTGAGTAATTTCAATACAGATAATAGTGGAAATGATTTAACGTTTACAGCAAATGGCATACGTAATTATCTTTATTTAAACAAGTCAAGAACAATAAGCGGAGTAACATACGTAAACCCTATTCAAGTTCCGTTGTTAACACACACGCAAAGATTGTATTACAACTCTGGAGAGGATATAGCAGATACTGGAAATTTAAGGTGGCACTCAAGTAGTGGAGGAGGTCAGCATTTACACGGAGTAAAGTGGAATCAATTAAAGTACGCTATTAAAATACCAATAATAGTAAAAGCAATTGAAGAACAGTATGGCATAACATTTAGTACAGATTTCTTAAACCAAACAAACAATTCGTATAAGGATTTGTATATGTGGTTGCACAGAGCAAAAGGCGAAGTAAGAAACGCAGGACAAGTAACAGAATTTACGCACTTTATTAATGAAGGAGATTTTACAGGTGGATCTGGTATAGAAGCGTATATGTCTAATGGGTATCTGTATTTTCCAAATGGTGCAGTAGATACAGAATTAAGAGTTTTTGTAACTCCTGCTAGTGGATATACTTCCGTTAATTATAGTTATGAAATCCTGTTATGGAATACTGTTGTTTATTCTAGTGGAAGCGGATCAGGATCACGAAACACGACAATTCAAAACCCTGCTGTTATGATGCCTTATAGCATACAGATAACAACGACAGGTACAATGGGGTTCAGTAATGTTCAGTTTAGAGCAGAAGGAGATGTGCAAGGCGATGGTCCATTTATTGATCCGTTTTATACTGGAGCATTTACGTTACAGGGTATTTTCCCTTTTATTATATCTCAGCAAATGCCAGAGATGAAAGTTATAGACTTTATAACTGGTTTGTTTAAAATGTTTAATCTGGTTGCCTATGTAGATGACAATACTATTGTTGTAAAAACACTTGACGATTTCTATAGTGATGGGGGATCTTATGATATAAGTGAATTTATTGACGTAACAAATAGTGAAGTGGACTCAGCACTACCTTTTAGGGAAGTAACATACACGTACGAAGGATTAGATACATTCCTGTCTGCAAACCATAGTCAGTTATTTGCAAAAGAATGGGGTAAGGAAGAGTTTAGAAACAATAGTCCAGATGTATACGCAGGGGGTATCTTTAATTATCAAATACCTTTCGAGCATATGAAATTTGAAAGATTAATCAATATAAATGATAGTACAAACACTCAACTGCAATGGGGATTTTGTGTAGATGACAATCAAGAATCGTACATAGGAAAACCTATTTTGTTTTATATGCAACGATATGGTAATTATCTATACTCGTTTGTAGATGCAGTAGATTCAGATGGAGAAGCGTCAAGCAGGGTGTCTACTTATTATCATTTTAGACCTTGTAATTCTAATCAGAATGTTATTTCAAATCAGCCATCGTTAAACTTTTTTCCAGAAGCAGATGAGTTCACTGGTGTTACTAATCCTAATACGTTGTTTGCTCAGTACCATACGGAATATATATCAGATTTATTTAAGACAAGTAAAAGAGTATCAAAGTTCACTGCTTATTTGCCACAAAGGATATTATTAAACTACACTTTGGCAGATAGATTTGTTATAAATAACCAGAGTTATAAAATTAACAGCATAACGACAAACCTGCTAACAGGCAAAAGCACACTAGAATTAATAAACGAATAGATATGTTAGAAAATATAATGCTGTTGTTAGATACAGACTTTAAACAAAGCACACCATTGGTGGATATTGCTAAAGGTAAATACAAACTACCAGAAACGAGTAAAGACCTCTTAAACGCTATTAAAATAATAAACAGAGAATGGAAAAGTTCACACTAGAAATAGAAGCAAAGTTAGATAAAGCAACAAAGGGTGTAGAAAATCTAACTGAAGAAATCGGAAACCTAAAGGAAGCACAGGCAAAACAGGTAGAGGGACTTGAAAAACAAGTAAAGGGTCTTACTAAACAACAAGGTAAAGCAACAAAAGCAGTTAAAGGACTAGCTACTGGATTCAAAGGTGTAGGTCTTGCAATGAAAGCGGCAGGTATTGGAATAGTCTTAGCATTGTTCAATAAACTGAGCGAAGCAATGATGAAAAACCAAGCCGTAGCGGACACAGTAGAAACTGTATTCACTGCAATAGGTATGGTCTTTAAGGAAGTAACTGATCGTTTAATTTCTGTATATGAAACAGTAAGTGAAGCAACAGATGGATTCGATGCAATGCAAAAAGTTATAGGTGGTCTTATTACTATGGCATTTACACCATTAAAGTTACAGTTTTATGCTATTCAATTAGCAGTTCAAAAAGCACAGTTGGCGTGGGAGGAATCGTTTTTAGGTGGGAATGATCCAGAAAAAATAAAAGAGTTACAAAAAAGTATAGACTCGACTCAAGAATCAATAATAGAAGTCGGAAAAAATGCAGTAAGAGCAGGTTTGCAAGTAGCTACTAATTTTGTAGAAGCAGTAGGAGAGGTAGGCACTATGGTTACGGAAGTAGCAAAAGAAACTTCAAAAGCAATAGAAGAAATAGATCTAAATACAATCGCAAGTAATGCTAAAGCACTTGTAGCAAGTAAAAACAACTACGCACTACTGGAAGCACAAAGTCGTAGACTTGTTGAGCAATATGATCTAGAAGCAGAACAACAAAGACAGATCCGTGACGATGTTAGTCTTAGTGTACAGGAACGTATAGATGCTAACACTGAATTAGCCGATGTACTTAAAAGACAAACAGAAGAAGAAAAAAAAGGAATACAAGCACGTATAGGTGCGTTAAGAACCCAGATATCACTAGAAGGCGAAAGTCACGATCTTACAGCACAGTTATATGATCTGAATACAGAAATGTTAGCCATTGACGCAAAGGTAGCAGGATTTAAGTCAGAGCAACTAACAAACGAAACGGCATTAAAACAAGAACTAGTAGATCTAGATAAGGCACGTTTACAAAGTGCTAGTGATCTAGCTGTAGGGGAAGCAAACTTCCTAGCAGAATCAGAAACTAACGAACTAAGAAAAGTACAGTTAAAGCGAGAAGCATTTGAATTAGAAAAAGAAATAGAACTAGAAAGACTCCAGTTTAATATTGATAACGCTAAGGAAGGGACACAGGCACGTATTGATGCAGAAGCAGAGTTAGCGGCAAAGCAACAAGAATTTGGTCATCAAAAAATTGAGTTAGACAAGTTAGAAGCGGAAACCAAAAAAGCAATGGTCGCTCAATCATTAGACGCAGTAATAAATGCGGCAGGTGCAGAATCTAAGGTAGGTAAGGCATTGTTTATTGTAAAACAGGCATTAGCACTCAAGGAATTAATTATGAACGCTAAAAACACTCTTAGTAAATCTACTATGAATGCGGCAGAATCTGGAACAGACATAGCAAAGGGTGCAGGTAAAGCGGCAAGTTCAGCACCACCGCCATTCAACTTAATACCGATAGCAATGTTTGCGGCACAAGCCGTAGGTATCATAGCTAGTATACGTCAAGCAATGCAAAAATCTAAACAGGCAGTAGCTAGTGCAGGGGGAGGAGCAGGAGGAGGTTCAACAACAATCTCAGCACCACCAACAGCATCGTCAGCACCGCCTGCATTTAATGTTGTAGGTCAAGGTGGATCAAGTCAGTTAGCCGAAGCAATAGGCGGACAGGAATCACAACCTGTACAAGCATACGTTGTATCAAACGATGTAACCTCAGCACAAAGTATGGAACGAAATATTATTGAAACGACTAGTTTATAAAAACCAAATGTTATATAAGTATGGAAATAATTGAATTGATATTATCAGACGATGAGTTAGCTGTAGGTGTAGAAGCCATCAGTGTAGTAGAAGAACCTGCTATAGAAGAGGACTTTGTCGCACTTAAAAGTCAAGAATTTAAATTTGCAGAAGCAGATAAAGAAAAGAAGATCCTTGTTGGTCCATTGTTAATTCCAAATAAGCCGATATTTCGCAAGGAAGGAGAAAAGGAATACTATATATATTTCTCACGTAATACTGTCTTAAAAGCATCGCAAATGTTCTTAAAGGCAGGAAATCAATCTAACTCAACACTAGAACACGAAGTAGAGATAAAAGGATTGACGCTT